AGTGTCGTATAAGTTATCTTCAACGGCTTCCTCAGTTAAACTAAATGCTAAAGCAATAGTTTCGTGAGTGTATCTTGCAGTGAAAGATTCTTGTGCAGTATCGAAACCGACACCCGCACCTTCCGCTTTCACGGCAGCTTGGCCGAATCCAACTAACATTACTTCTTCTTCAAAAGCTCTGTCGCTTGATTCTTGTTCAAAGATCTCAGCTGCTTCGTTTTCGTAACGAGCATATTCCATGCCGAACAGTGCGTTCAGACCAGGTTCGAGTTCTTTGGCAAGTTGAGCTCTATTAATAGCCATATGTCAAATCTCCTTATTCCTAGCCTACACTGAGTACGGTAGGTATAGCTTGTACGTTCAACCTAACAATCGCTAATCGACCGGCAACGGTTTTATCCGAATTGCCAGGAGAATCCTCGAAACCGAGTATTCTCAAGTTAAGTGTAGCAGTAGTATTAGAGGTACTAACGTCGAGTTCTCCATAAGAAATACCAGTAGTGGTGCTCCCTGTAGTCGAAGTCACGAAGTCAGCATTACTAAAAACAAGACCATCAGCGGCAGCAGCATCGCAGTTAATTAAATACAATGCATTGGGGTCGTCAACAATGGACGCTTTACAAGGTGTGCTTGATTTCAAGCTAGCAGTTCCTGGATAGTAGTTAGACCATACAGGTTTGCCAGTGAGATCAGTATATTCACATCCTACAAAGACACCAAGGTTGGCAACAGTACCACCAGCGGCAGCCCCAGCATAACTAATCATTCCCGTTGCTAACGGAATAACTGGTTGACCATAGTAAATAGCGTTAGCTACCCCCGTGATCGACGCAGTTTGAATAGAATACGAGCCTACACCCTGGTTGTTATAGTTGCCCCCGACTTGTCGGTATGGGCGTAGCCCAAATTTAGCATCTATATTTGCCATGATATGTCTCCTTTTACTTAGACATTACGAAGAAGACACACAACCTTACTCATTAAGATTTTTTGCCTCCTCCAAACGTTACTCTACTTTGCCTTTCCTTGTGGATTGGCATTGAGGGGTGCTCATCCTTGTGCAAATCATGATCAATAGACGTCATCTGATCGCTGCTTTGGCGCTGGAAGTAAGCGTCTCTGTCTTCCTTAACCTCGATCGGACATCGCATTAATAATAATCCTCCGAATCCTATTACACCATCATATTGGCCGCCACTAATGACAGCTAAATCGGGCCTGTCTGAGTATTCATCGGCACGTACGAATTCATATCCAGAGCGCAGTCTTGAAATGACATTTTTGTCGTCATTTTGACCACGAAATTCAGACCTTACCCACCTATGATGAAAACCATCTTTCGGGGGCGGTGCCTCTAGGCTAGAGGGAGGAACCCATCCTCTTTCACGAGCAACCTTCTCGCGGGTTTCAGTATTGCGTGACGTTTTTTTAATCTTAGTAGTTTTCATTTACGCCTCCTTCACGTGTTTGGCATATTCCTCTAAGGGCACACCGAGTTTCTTTGAAATTGCTACCTGTGAAGGTGTGAGTCTCACAGTGCGGCGTCCAGTGGACGATGTTCGTATAGCCGACGCAACTTTTTGAGTCGGTTTTCTATCCTCAGTTACCTGAGAAGAAAATCTTTGATTTAATCGGTTATCCACCTCAGTATAGTACTCTTCTGAGGTCGCGTCAAACCCTTCTTCAACCAATTCCTCATGAATTCCCATTGCGGCATAAGTTTTAACCTTATCCTGACCAAACCATTTATTAGTCTTGGCCCAGGAAACTGCCTTGGGATCAACTGGAGGAAGTTCTCTTTGTTGAGGTTTTCCGCCCGTTGATAATTCAGCAGGCATAGCTTCCCCTTCAATTGGTTTGTCTTTTAATTGTTCTCTTTTTTGTTTTGAAAGATTTATTCTTTCCTTTTCAATTACCAAACGAGAAAGTTCTTGTTGCGCTTCCACCTGCTTTTCAACATCCTGCGCTTTAAGTGCAGCTTCAAGAGCTCTTTTAGCAAAGGCTTCTTGAGTATTGACTTTTTCTTCCGCATTTCTTAAAAATGTATCATCCTTAAGAGCACTTGTTGAAAGGGCTTGTTTGTACTTTTCATTAACATTTTTTGCGTATACAATCGCTGCTTCTTCACGCCTTTCTGCTTCTCGCATTTTCTTGGTTAGTTTATCAATTCTTTTTTTAACTCCCGCACTATACTCTTCTAATTCTTCTGTTGGAGTTTCAGCAGATTTTTCTTCTACCACTTCGGTAATAACAGCGTCTTTTACCTCCACTTCATTTTCGGGAGTCGAACTTTCTTCTTTTATTTCAACATCGACAGAATTTCCTGATGTATCCAATGGTATCATCTTTTCAGATTCTGATTTTATTGTTACTTTTTCTTGCATGGTCTTCTCCACGTTATATTAAGGTTGCTGGCAATATATCTCGCGGATGATCAATGGTTGCCAGTATTTCATCATCATTGATTATCCGTAATTCACCGCCTTCAATTGAAATACGCGAACCTGCGTACTTGGCGATGATCACCCAATCACCCTCTTTACACCAAGGGCCGTTTGGAAACCGTTCTTTGTCTTTGTAGGCATCTGTTCCTACTTTTAAAACTTTACATATGTTTGTTGTAACTTGAGCCTGCTCTATTGTGTCATCCGTTAAATGCAATCCCGCTTTTGTTTTTGATTTAAGAGTTAAGGGTAAAATAACAAGGCGAAAACCTGTTGGGTGGGGAATTTTTTCTACTTCTTTTTTCTCCCTCACCTTTCGTTTTGTATCCAAAACGTGCTGAGGCACCAATAGTTTATTCATCATCTAGCTCCTGTTTTTTGAGCAGGTCCGTGAGTTCCTGTTCCGCTTCTTGCAAAGCGTGTAATTTCCCGGTCAAGTATCTATACTCTTCCCAATCTTTTACACCTGTTGTTATAGCCTCTTTTGTTTGTTCTTGTCTAGCCTTAAGTTGTTTTTTGAAATGTGTGAATAAATTCTCTAGGAGCATGACTTCATAGTTTCTGAAAGTTCACCACATCTATTTGGCGTCTGTTTATACCAGCGCGAGTCAAGCATCTGGACATGAGCCTCGAAATAATTAGGTGGACTTTCTTGCAGGGCGGACCACATATTTTTGAACTTGGAAACCCCTGTTTTTCCAAGCTGATATACCATTTCTATAATGACTTCCCTAGCTTTATCAGCAATCTTTGTTTTAATGAGATCATCTGCATCGTTCATGGCACTTTTTAAATCTTTTTGNAATACTTCCTCGAGTTCTTCTTTGCTGTATTCTACACCCTCCTTGAAGTGATCATCGGGCGTGATGAGATGGCCCCATCCTATCGTTTTTTTGGAAAGACTGTCCAAATAAATTTTTGAAACGAAGCCTTCATGTAATTTTACTCTTTTTTCAAGACTCATTTTCTCGTTGTATTTTGTAACGCCTTACCTGTTCCTTGTGTCGCTTTGCCCGTTCCCCTGACAACGCCTTGTGCCAATCCGCCTTGCGAATATTTACTCGCCCACTTTTTAGCGATCTCGGGCTTATTGGCAAATAAAAATTTTTTCTGTTTTTCCGATTTAAAGGGCATTATGATTTCCTACTAAAAGTTTTTAATGTTTGTGCCAACCGAGCACGCTGTCCCAGTTTTCCTTTTTTCTTCGCTGCGGAAGCCAGTTTGCTCGCAGGAATATTTTTTCCTTTCTTCGTTCCTAAAGAGGCGCGAAGAGATCCTGGTTTTTTAATTGCATCCTGAATCCAGTTCTTGGACATCTATTCCTCGTCTTCGTTTTCAGCGTCTTCAATGATCTCTTCAATCTTCTCAACTATCGCTTCTTCTTTTGCATGAAGAGCTTCAAGTTTTTCCAATTCTTTTTTTACTTTTTGAAGAGGTGTTAGTTTTGCCATTATTTCTCCTTATTTTCTATTTTAACGCTCGCTTGCTTGCTTCCTCCCACATAGAGTCCGAACCATGCGGCGCCTGCTCCTACCACAATCGACACATACGCAGACTGCGCGTTCGTTGGATCGGGTAATTGCATAAACCATTCAGTAGTACGCCAAAAAGCGACTCCATACAAGGTAATTAGTAATCGGGGAAAGATTCTCCACGCACTGAATTTCTCAGGCGAGATCATTTTTTCTTAAATAATCCTTTAACACCTGGAGCCATTCTCACGCCCATGCTGACACTGCAGCTCAAATATAAGAGG